CGGCGGCTGCAATACCGCAAAGACCCTGCACATCAATTCAGCCGTCCTTTTCTTCATCTACCTTGTACCCAAACAGTTTTTGGAAGTCTGCCAGTTCTTCCAGTGCTTCATCAATCGCCGCTTTTAGCAGCTTGAAAATTTCTGTCTGGTCCTTTTTCTTTGATAGTATCGGACTTAGTTTTGCGGGAATTGCCATAAGTCTTGTTTTGAATTTTATTAAAGTGTCGGTCATAACTTTTTCAATTTCCTCCGTTTCGTGCAACTCGTTCTTTCGCAGCCGCAATTCAAGTTCTTGGCTTTCCCGCTTTGCCCGCACCAGTTTTGCCCGCTCCGTGTTGTAGTCAACACTTGTTTCCGCTGGGCTGTTATTCCGCAGATAGTTTATATATTCATGTGTTACGGTTTTCAAATCATATAACCCCGGCTGATATTCAGTTATGATTTTTTGCTTGCGCAGCTGCCGCACTCTGGATTCTGTCAAGTCCAGCCATACCGCAACCGCCTTGACTGTATATAATTTCAAAACCGTGCCCCCTTTATTATTTTTCCGGCATTTCCGAAAGCGATTTTTTTCTTTTTGTGGCTAGGCAAGGCATGGGCGTCACCGTACCCTCACCCCTCCCAAAACGCCGGAAGAACCTACTCTCGGCAGATCATCAACGCCGTTTTCTTCCATTTCCCATTCCTCCGTCTCTGGGTTGATGTCGATCTCTCCTGTGACCTTTTGTTTCATCAGTTCAAGTCTTCTTTCTTCCAGCTGCAAGCGACGACTCTCCATCTCATATGACTTGATGCTGTCAAGCTGCTTGATGATACGCCCGTGTAGTTTATTCAATTCAGCTTCCACCTTCATTGCTCTATCGAACGGACTTGATTTTATTATAGACTTCATTGCCGTTTTGAAGTGCTCCCCCTGCTGCCCCTCTATGGCTTCTGGGTCTGCCGCTTCTCCCGCTTCAAGCCCTGCCGCTTCCTCTGCCTGTTTGTCCTCCATACTTTTAGGAACTATCATATGTACTATCTTGTCGGTGTAAAACCCTCCTGCTTCTGGTGCTTCATATTCTTCCAACAGCTTTTCAAGATATGCTTTCCGCAGATAAAGGGCTTGCAATTCCTCCATCATGCGCGGCATAGCTTCCGGCGTTTTCATGCTGCGGATTTCCTCTGCCTTTTCTGGTGGTATGTCTTCAAGCCCTGCTTTTGCAAACGCCCCATGCGTGACTGCATTTTTGTTTCCATTTTTTGCCGGGGTTTTTCCTGCCGCATTTTTATTGCCTTTTTGACCGCCCCTTTTTTTCGGCTTCTTTTTCAGTGCTTCTTCCCACTTGTCTTCTGACTTCCATTTTCTGATCCGGCTTTCTGTCACCCCCGCCAGCTGTGCCAGCTGTGCCGTGCTGATTTCTCCGCTCACTTCAAGATATCTTTTAAGCGACAAATCCCGCTGCGGGTTTCTTGGTCTTCCCATTCTGTCCGTCCACCTCTCTTTCGTTCGTTTTCATCCTTCGCAGTCTTGAAAACTTACGGAAGTATAAAAATTTATATTATTTCAAATTTTGAAAACCAGCTTGCAAACAGTGTGAAATCAAGCGGTTTTCCTGCAAATTCATTATAGCAAAATACAGTGTGTAATATCGGGCAATCATTTTTATTTGATCATGTTAAATTCCCTTATAAAATCGTTGTTCTGGAATCTTTCAGTCAGCTTTTCAACTGCCGTATCCCGGATGTTTTTGCATTGCCTGTCTGAATAGTGATTGTGTTCCGCTACTTGCTCCCATTTCATGCCATATATGTAATAGTCAAAAATAATAGTCTTTTCTTTCAGCTTCAAGCGGGAAATCTCTTGCAAAATCTGACTTTTTATCCTTTGTAGCTTATACACCTTTTCTTCGTAGTATTTCATATCTCCCCGCACATAGTTCGGGATATTCATTGCGGCATTTTCCACCGTATGTGAAATGTGGTACTGTCCTTTTGGCTGCCCGTCACTCTCCATCCCGCCTATCGTATTGTAGTACTGGTTTTCATAATCACGTAAAATGCGACGATGTGCAGAAATTTCTCCGTCGATCTCTTTGTAAAATTCCAGAAACTCTATTACCTTGCTTTTATCCATGCTTAAATCTCCTTTTGCACTGTTTTTTCTATTTTCTGTCTCTCTCTGCTATCCATCTTCTATTCTTACATACCCAAATACGCCTTTTGACAAGAAAAAAGCCCTTGTCGCCGTTTCGTCTGCGTCCCCTGCTGTAATATGTCTTTTGTAACACTCTTTTGCCATTTCCACTGCTCTTTTCTTCCCGTATGCGTTCACATGCCATCCAGCACCGCATATCTTGCAATAAATCACTTCATCATCTTTTATCTGGTGTTGTTGTCTGAAATGTCGTTCTATCTCTTTTTTGTTGGTTGAATTTCTTCCGCATACGGGACACTTATAATAAATGACACTTATTGTCTGTTTCATGTCTGCGCTTCCTCGTTTTCACTCATTATCTTTTTCAGAATGTCCACAAGCTGCGTCTTTGTCACCCCTGCCCATTCGTACCCGCAGTTTTTTTCCAGACTATCTTTCAACCATGCGGCGCACTCTTTCTTTTCCGCATATTCCCTGCGGGTCTTTTCTGTTGCCAACCGTGCCATTTCCGCTTCTGTCATTAATTCGTTCTGCTGTCCTTCCAGCTGTTCTATTTTTTCATCCTGTTTGTCTATTATCTTTTTTAGCTTTCTGATTTCTTCGTCTTTCTCTTTTGCGCGTTTTTTCCATTCGTCGGCTTCGATCAATGCAAGTTCTTTTTGCTTCCGTTCCTCCTGCTGCTCTTTATATACTCTGTCCTTCTTGTCTTTTTCTTCCTGTTTCAACCTTCTGTTTTCCTCCAGAATGTCCACAAGATGTGCTTTCACACTATCAAAACTCACATATTCTTTCAGCCCCATTTCTTCTTCGATAGAAGTATTTGTGGGAACTATTTCTGCCGCTTTCTCTTTCTTTTTTTTAAACCAAAACATTGTTTATCCTCCGATCCTTCCAGTGTATACTCTGTTTCTGCTTCCGCACCTAACCATCGCCGTTTCTTCTCCGACTTTATAAAGCAGAAACGCGAAACTTGCGGCAGTTGCCAATATGACAACGCCGCTTATTTTTATAATTGTTTTCGTCTTCATAATTGATCACGCTCCCGGTAATAATGTGGGCTGATCTGCCCCGTCCGCTGCTACTGCTGCCGCTGGCGTGTAACTCATAATGTGAAAACCGATAATGCAATAATCATCATCAAGCCCCGTCCAGTCTTCCAGCACATAAGAAATCATAATTTCAAGCGTCCTGCCCGTCTGCTGCCCGTCTTTGTATTCTGGCAACGATAATTCTTCACCGACTTTGAATCCATCTTTTTTCAAAAGCAGGAATGTCAGTGCTTCACTTGTGATTTCCTCGTATCGGCTCGGAGAAAGCCGGATTTCTTCATGTTGCTTTTCTTCTGGTCCCTGCTGCATGTTTTCTTCCCGCTGCTCCCGCAGTTTCTTTCTGGTTTCCGCGTCAATCTTCGCTTGTTCCTCATTGTACCGCTGTTCGTCCGTTTTATATGCTTCTTTGCGGTTTCCATAGGCATTGCAACTTGTGACGGTTGCTTTCTTATCGTGGCAAGTTTCATAATTTGTGCAGCTATAGCAAAGAGAAACAATGCTTTCCGGCTGCGGGTCAGCATATTCTCCCTCTGTGGCTTCCTCTGCGCCCTCTGCTTCCGTTTCTTCGTCTTCCCCGGTGATTTCCTCACCCTCCACGTTTTCTTCCGTCTGTGCGGTTTCCTGCGTGTCCTGCTGCCCGGTTATATCATCTAATCCCATTTGTCCCGGTATTTGTGCCGCCGCTTCCTGCTGCCGTTTAATTTCCTTTACATCCGGCAGCGCAAGTGCCCCATTTTCCCGAAATACTTCTAATGACCGTAACTGCCATTCCTTTTCAAGCTGCGAAATCTCGTAAATGACAGAAACGCCAATTTTCCCCGCCTTAAATTCTGCCATTAGTTCTGCGGTCAAATTATTGTAGATCGCTTTATATCTCCCCAGCTGCGCCGGGGAAGCGTCAATAATTTCTGCCAGCAAATCACGGGTGCGCCCCGGAATATCCATTTGCGCTTTCAATTCCTGCACCAGCTTTTCCGTTTCAATGCTTTCCGTCATTTTCTCCCAGTCCGTCTTTTCCCGGAAGCGGTTAGTCATTATCAGTGCCAGCCGGTCCAGAATCGCGTTCTTTGTCGGCTTCACCATGATAGGCACATAGCGGAAACGCTCTTTTCCCTCATCCACCAGCTGCATGATTGCAAGGCGTCTGCGGTGTCCTGCGATAATGCGCCGCTTTCCGTCTTCTTCATCCGTCACAAGAAGCGGCTGCAATATCCCCAGCAGTTCTATTGACTGCTTCAAGTCCTGCACATCCTCAACGGAATAGAAATTGTCCTTTGATGGTATCAAGTCTTCAATATCTGCTGTGGTGCTTACTCCTTCATTTGTTGTGTCCTTTTCTGCGGCTGTTTCCTGCTGTGCGATTTCTTTCGATCTCTGGTTTAATAACTCTGTCAGATTGAATTTTTTACTGCTTTCTGCCATCTGCTTTTCCTCCCTTGCGTGTCCGAATCGGTCACATTCTTAAATATTCCTGCACCAATGCTTTATAGTCATATGCCGCCCCACATCTGCTTGAATATACGACAATGGGCTTTCTTTCAAATGTGCTGGGCTTCATTTTGGGTGTTCGTCTGATATGAGTTTCAAACAACGGATAATCAAGACTTCTCAAAAATTCTTCTCCTTGCGTGTCTGCTTCATTAGTGCGGTCATACTGTGTCACGAAACATCCGCAAAACCGCAATTCCGGGTTTAAGTCCTCACGTGTATTGTCAATCTGTTCTTTCAGTTCCGCCAGCCCGTCAATAGCAAAATCATCAATGGTGATAGGGACCATCACATCATTTGAAGCAACCAGCGCATTGATTGTTGAAATGTTAATATCCGGGGCATTATCAATAATGCAATAGTCATATTCTGTCTGTATGCCCTCCAGAAACTTCTTGAAACGTGTCTGTTGCGGGCGGCTCTGGTCAAGCATTACCTCTAAATTGGCTGTCAGCAAATTCATGTTCGCTGTGATAATGTCTAACCCGTCATAGTCTGTTTTCTGGGTAACCTCTGCCGGATCAATCCCCCGCTTTGTCATGACTTCTGCCGTTCCTTTCCCGCTGTAGCTGTGGCGGTTCAGAATCTTGCTTGCGTTGCCCTGCTTATCGTTGTCGATCAAAAGCACTTTATAGCCGTGTACTGCTGCCAGAATGTGCGCCATATTGACGCTTGAAATGGTCTTTGCCACTCCCCCTTTAAGGTTGATAATAGATAGTACTTTCATGCTGTGTCCCTCCTTGTATCTGGTATGATCTTTTATTTCCCAGCAATGCGCTGGGCGGGAAGCTAACCCGCCCGGCAATGGCTTTCACCCCGCTGCCCCTCTGCGGCTTCTCAGCTCTCAGATTTCAAAATTCTTTGTTGCAGTCGCCAAATTCCTTAACGCTTCTTCTTGCCCCTCTATTCCGTAATATTCGGAAACAAGTTCCATTGTCTGATACACCTCACCCGCCTTTATTAGTCCCTCTATGAGTCTTTGTATACAGCACCATTTATGTCCGTCCCCTTTTTCTGCGTTCATGTCCTGCAAGTCGCGAAAGATTTCTCTTTTTCTTCCTTCCAGCTTTCCTATCTCTTTGTTCCACTCAATATACTTTTCTCTCAATTCTTTCTTTGTCATGTCCTTATTACCTCCGTTTTTCTGATTGATTATGTATTCATTATATACTTACGGAAGTATATTTTCAATGTCCACATTGCACATTATTACGGAAGTATATTTGTGCAAACTGTATATACTTCCGTAAGTATTCTCGCCGCTTTAATCAGAAACGCCCTTGTCTTTCCCCTCTCTTTCTCTCTGTCTCATATCCTGTCTTGCAGCTTCCACCGACTTTTTCAGCTGGTTCATTTGCTGCATTCTCTGTTTTACCGTATTTTGTTCGCCCTGCTGCCGCTGCTTCTCCAGCTGGCGGCGGTAAAGCAATTCTTTTCCGCTATAATGTTTCTTTGCCATGCTGCGCCCTCCGCCCTTTAATCCTCACATCTTCCGTTTTTAGCACATTCAAGAAAATTTCAACCGCCATGTCCCAAAAATAGTCTGCAAAATCATCAACAGTTCCCATTTCTTCCCCGTCCCATTCAAGCCCCACTTCGTCTGCCGCATATTCGCAGCCCATCTTTTTCAGCGCTTTGTATTTTAATTCGTCCACTACTTCCTGCGTTCCTGCATAATCACAACCCCTACTAAAAAAATCCCTTAGATTTTCTATTGTCTTTTTTGAAATCTCTGCCACGTCTTTTCTCCCCTCTAAAAAAATCTTTTTCTGTATCTACTGCCCTTGCTGGCTTTCATGCGCCGCTTGCGCTGCCGGTCCCGCTTTGTGTCCTCTGCTTTCCTCACTGCTCTTTGCACTTCCTCCGGGTCAATATTGTTTACTTCCTCTTGCAATACTTCCAGCACTTCCACCTGTTCATCTGTGAAGGAAAGTACCCCTTCTGATTCATACGTTTCAGCTTCCCAGTCTTCTTTGAACTGTTCAAAATTATTTTTATATCTTCCGCAGGAAAACCTGTGGAACTGCTCTGCTTCATAAACCGCTTTCATGACAGTTTCGTCAATTTCATCATCCCAGCTGTATAAATGCCATTTTTCGTGACTGCCCCAGTTCCACTTTGAAAGATACACTTCTAATCCGTCAAAGAAATTATAGCAACGCGCCATTGCTTTCATTTCATTTCTTGTGAATCCCTTCCCCTTTAACTCCTTCTGCACTTTCTCCATCGTGGTTGCCGTTTTCAGCCTTGCCAGCACTACTTTGGGCAAATATTTTTGTTCCGCCTTTTTCTTCATTGCTCTTTCTCTCCAATCTATCCGCTATCCGCAATATGCTTTCCATTGACCGTTTAATATTGCCGTCTGTATTCGCAGTAATTGACAACACCCCGGCAATATCCCGCATTTCCTCTGCGATCTCCACCGCTTCCCCGGCTTCAATGCTGAATTGTTCTGCACAACTTTTGCAGACTTGCGCCCCCTCCGGGATGGTTGCGCCGCATATCAGACAATGATCAACATTTGTCACCTTCCCATCCCTCCAACTTTTTAACCCTGTTTTCCAGATTGTGCGCCCGCTCTATAAGGTCGCGAATTTCACTTGGTAAAAGTTCCGTTTCTTCATAGTCGTGCAGTTTCTTCACGGCAGCTGTTACTGTTGTTTTTCCTTTCAGCACTGCTTTTCCGTTGTGGTTTTTCTCTGTAAGCCTTGATTTTTTCGTCTTTCTGCTGCCGGTCCTCTGCTGCTTGGTTTTTCTTTGCTGCCCTGCCGCGATCTTTGCCCCGGCAGAAACAATGTTGCTGTGCGGGATATATCCCCTCATAGCGTTATTGGTTGCCCTCATTGCCACTTTTGGTATCATCTGCCGCACCTCCTATCAGCAAAGAAGAACAATGTTTCTGCCGCCCTCTTTGCTTTCCCTGCTCGGATAAACTTTTATATTCTTCTCACTTCCACTTATCACAATGGCTTTCTGGTCCATGCCTTTTAATATCTCAATCAGCCCCGCAACCGTGACTTCCTCTTTCTTCTCATACTCCGGCAACCCGTCAGCGTCCTTTTGCCCGGTCAGCTTTGCATATTCTTCAAATATCCTGCTTATAACGCAATTATCGCAATCCGCTTCCCCGTCATAGTCAAGGCAATGCCCGCAGCCCATGAAATCATCTGCGCCGCCCTCCCGGTCAATCGTGCAAAGGTCTTCCGGCACTGCATATCCTATATAGTCAGTCATAGGGATTGCCCTGCCCTCAATCTTTGGATAGCCCGGAAAAGCCAGATACCTTGAAATCACCCGTTCCGCTTCCTCTGCGCCGTAGCAAACCGCCGTGAAATAGCCTTGTGCCGCCAGTTCTTTCAGCCATTCTTTCTGTGCTTCCGTGGTCTTATTCCTGCCATACTTCATTTCAATATAAAGCCCGTGGAAGCCGTTCATTGGTACTGGCAAGCATAAATCCGGCACACCCGCTTTCACGCCCTGCCGCTTCAAATTTGCGGCTTCCAGCTGGTTTCTGCTACCGCCGTTCGGCACATGGTAAAGCAGCTTCAATTCCGGGTGCTTCGCTTGCTGCCATCCGCACCACACAATCAATGCTTCCTGCTCTGTGGCTTCACTCCGTCTTCGGTTCTGCTGTCTGTTGTAATATCCCATTGCCGCTTCACCTCTCTTTTAGCTTTTTAACGTGCGAACACTTAAACAAGCAGGACTGCGGAAGCAGAAAATAACAGTTTTTTGGTATGTATAAGTTGGGGTCATACTTAAATTGTTCTTCCCCCGTCTTATGCAGTACGCCCGTTATAACATCATTGTCAAAAAGCGTTATTTCAACGGTTTTTCCCAGATACTTTTCTAATTCACTTCTTTTCACCGCTTCACACCTCCGCTTCGTCAAAGTGCGTTGCCATCATATCTGCAATGTGAAGCATGACTGCCAGCTTGCATTGCTTCTGTGTCTTGTCTAAATCCCGGAAGTCAGATTGCGCCGCCTTGTCAAATGCGCCCATGTGCCAGCGGATTGCAAGTGCTTCATCCGTGGTCAGTTGCATAAACCTTGTTATCAGATACACGGACTTTTCACCGTGTCCCAGCGGCAGCGGGTCATTGTATGTATAACTATAAATCCCGTCTTTTTCCTCCAACTTGTAAACATCCGTTTTGCATATATCATGCAGAAGCGCAGCCACCGCCACTGTTTCATCATTGAATTTTTCACGGATTGCCCCATTTTTCCTGCTTTCCTCTGCGTGTATCGCCACCAGCCGTCTATATACATTGTTGCTGTGTGCCACCAGACCCCCGGCAAATGCGCCGTGGTGCTTCTGTCCTGCCGGGGCTTCAAAAAATCCGGCTGCGCCCATCCATGCAAGAAGACTGTCTGCGCCCTCACGCTTCACAAGTATTCTAAAAATCGTCTTGAATTTGTCCGCTTCTGTCATGCTTCCCCAGTCCCTCCATTCTTCCATCCGTTTTCCCTCTTTTCCGGGGGACTGCTGCCGCAATCCCCCCAGTTTATCAGTTTTCAGTTTCCAGTTCTTCAAACTCCACATAAGCGGAGCGGAAGCCAACATAGTAGTAGACGATGGAACGCGCGAGGCTCAAACTCAACGCCCCAACACCGCCGTCGGACGAGTAGTAGAAGCCAGACCCCCGGAACGGGATTGTTTCATCTTCCCCGCTGTCTGCGTATATGTACGCCATTTCTTCATCCAAATTCTGCGTAACAATGCCCAGCTGTTGCAATATTTCCGGCATTTCTTCCAATTCGATCTCTAAGTCTGTGGAGCGGCAACCGTCCCAGCCATCTTCCGGGGCTTCCGTTGTCACTTTCACGCCGCCGTGCGCCGCGTCAAGAAAAATGTCCTGTCCTGCTGCCGTCTTCGCCCTCTGCCATGCTTCACTATCCGGGGACAAGTTAGCGACTGCCGCGTCATTGTCCTTTATGTACTCAATAGCACCTTTGCACAGCCGCAACCCCGCGACCATTTCCCAGTTATCGCCGCATAAGTCGCAAACACCGTCCGGCGTGTGTGTATGCGTCCATGTGACGGGTCCGCTTCCTGTCAGCGTGTGTCCATAATCGTATTTTTCGCCGCTCTCGCTTTCGTCATAAAAATATTTTCCCCGTGCCGTGTTTCCGTGCGGAAGTGTGCCGCCCTCCATGCTTTCATTCTGCAAATACATCCATTCCGCATTTGTCATTAAATGCCAGCCGTCGCCCTTTCCCCTGCAAAGTCTGTTTGCAAGATTAAAGTCGATCTTATTTGCTGCTTGTGCAAACGGTATAGAGCATGGAACTCCTTTGACAAGCGTGTTTTCATACTTTGAAATATAGACCGCTTTTGCCCTTCTTCCGCAGATCACAAACATAGGATCAAGCGGCTTTCCTTCTTCCGGGGTGAATTTCACCATGATTGACGGCAACCCCGCATTGTCAAACAGTACTACGTTTTCATGTTTCATTGTTGTTTCCTCCTTGTGTTGTATCTGGTATATTTTAATTTTTCATTGCTTGCTTTTCCGTCCCGACAACATATAACTTACCGTCTTTCTCATATAGCATTGTCAGCCCTTTTAATGTTGCCAGCGTGATTTCCTCCCTCATTCCCTCTGAAAAGCCGTATTTTGTGCCGATCAAAATATAACTGCACTGTGTCAATATGTCCTGTCCTGCTGCCATGCCCCGGCTTCGTTCCTCCGGCTTTTCTTCGTCCAACACCTCTGTCATGTATAAATGCACCGTCACGGGCGCAAATCCGCTGTTTAATGCCGCTTTGGTCAATTCCCTTGCATATTCCTTGTTGCGCCGCGTTTCGCCCCTATACGGGCTACACACGTAAAGCAAATTATTATTCAACCGCTGTACCTCCCGCTCATCAGTTTTCAAACTGCCTTGTCAATTCCTCATACTGCCTTTCAAGGTTCTTTATGTTCTCGTATGTACTACAATCGTTGCAGCTTTCCATGCACTCCCGGCAAAACTCCTTTTCCTCTGCCAGATTATTTGTCAGTACCCACAATGCAAACGCAATGTCTGAAAACTCCTGCTTTGCTTCTGCTTCTGTTTGTTCTTTTACTGCTGCCACTTCTTCATCTGTTATTCCGTATTTTTCTTTTAGGTCTTCATACATCCTGCGGGCGGTTTCCTTTTCGCCACCCACTCCGTTTTCTGCAAGGGCTTTCACTGCTGCCAGCTTT